ACACGCACACCCCACTGTACTTTGTTCTCCTTAATCCACTCTCGTACTATGTCCTTGGTACTCTTAGCTTTGCCGTTGCCCTCAGAAGCTATAGTTCGATGAGCAGCGTCGTGAGGAAGCACTATATCCCGCACTTCCATGCCGGAATCTAGACAGTATTGTAAGTAGTGCCCGATAGCATAACCGTTATTCCAGTACTCACCTACAACACGATAGTTATCACGGTACCACTGTACAAAGCCGCATACAGTATAGTCATCGACACCGAGGTCGAAGAACACATCTGTAGGCAGGTTCTTGTCGTACAGATCTACAATAGCTTTACCACCGCGGACAACATGCTCATTAAACAACCGAGAGTAATAAGTACCGTCCTTACTAGCTAGGAATGCTTCTTCTGGTGTACCGGGATACTCCTGATGGATGTCACCACCGAGCTCTCTGTACTGTGTCACCCAGAAGTTCTTTTGCTCTCGGGTCAGACGTCGCCCTAGCTGCTTCTCGAGTTTCGTAAAGTACTCAGCTGCATGACCATCGATAGCCTGATCGACCTCTTGCACACAGTCTGGATCATCCACCCAGGATAAAAAGATAGGATAGAAGTCCTTAGCAGTAGCCTGACCGCTCTCCTTAGCTAAGACAGCATTGTCCCACATGGTCTTGAAGGCATTCTTACCCTCAGCAGTCGACTCGATGACACCGGTATTTCCCTTAGCTAACGCCTGTAGGGTACCGGTCTGTGTCTCCTTAGCTCGCTTAGGGTTAGCATTAGCAATCTTACCAAACTCAGAGACATGCAATCGCTGTAGAGTAGCAGATCGGAAGCTTACACGGATAAAGATAGTCGAATTATTTGAGAAAGCAAACTTCTTAGCATTATCAGCAATAAGCTTTACATTCACAAATGCCTTGACACCATCGCTCAGGTTGTCCCAGAGGTCCTTAGTTCTCTCCAGGAGTGTAGATGCTTCGTCGATACCCTGAGCCATAAGACCGATGGTAAAGTTTGGCCTGAACAAACCATCGTCGAAGTAACTAACGAGCCAGAATGTTGATATACCCTGCTGTCTGGACTTAAGAATGATGATACGTGGAAACTGCCGCGACGCTGCATATACTACATGCTGAGCATAATTCATGCGGAAGGTCACCGTATCGCCGTTCTTGTCGATGATAGTGTAGATATTGTTCAGACGCCACAGCTTAGATGACAAGTAACGGCGTTCGAATTCTGAGTTACTAATCCCAGCTGGAGGTGGTTGATCGAAGTGATCATACATTCCCTCTAGATCAGGGTATAACTCATCGAACTGTTCTTCAGTGATTCTGAGGTTTATCACTTAACAAATCTCCATAAGGCGAGCCTGCTTGGTCACCATAGTTATTTTGGACATTAACCTGAGTGGTATTACTATTGAAGAATGCTGTCTGCAACTTACACAGGGCATCAGCTAACACTTCAAGCTCCGACGCATGCTGCACAGTACTTGCAGTGCTCTTAATACGGTTAGATAAGAACTTCGCTGTAGTCTGGAGGTCGGTAGACAGAGCATCCATAAGGCTGTGCTGGCCTTTGAGCAGCACTAGGGCTTCACCTGCATCCTCAGCGATCGCCTCAGGCACTTTCTCCTTAGCTATATCCATTAGCTCATTAAGCATAGCTTCATCGAGGTTAATAAATTCTTGCACAGTATTGTCGTCCTGAGCTTTTTTGAACTCTCGCTTTAGCCGACGCACCTTGTTTATGCTCACATCAAGATCAGCAGCTATTAGCTCAGGTGCCTCGTCGTTAAGAAGCCGACTTACTATCTGATACTTCTCTTGCTCTTTGTCCATCTTCGTGCTCTCTTAGTAGTCGGATAATTAACGCGCTAAAATTCATACCCTTATGGTCACATTGCTGCTTGACTCGGTCCACAAGGGCAGTGTCTGCAGGCTTAGTTGCCCGCGTTGAAAAGGTATAGACTGCCATTTGTTAGTTCCTTATTAAATTTAATAGAAATTATATCAAAATTGTGTACAATATGACACCTTTTATTTATTATATATAGGTGCAATATCGCACCATTACTAATATTTACTAAAGGATACAAGACAATGAGCACAGACATTCCTGGTCACAAGTCGGACGACGTCCAACTTCAGACGTTTGAGCAAAAAGTCAATGCTGTAGCAAGCTCTATGACTCAAGGCGATGACGGAAACTGGATTATACCTGAAGATGTAGAAGCAACTGAAGAAGTTAAGTATGCTGCTACGCTAGAAAAGCGTCGTCGAGACACTCAAGCGGCCTACGGCAAGTCCCAGCAAGAAAGAAAGCGCTTAGAAACTGAAAATGCACAGCTAGAAGCAGCTTGGGCTGCTGATGTGACAGCTTCTATGACTGAAGAACAACGTGACGAGCTAAATACGCTTAAGCATGAAGATCCTGACGCTTGGAGAGTTAAACTAAATGAGATCGAGCAATCGAACGGCGAGGCATTTAAAGAAAAGCGTGCAGAGATTAGCAAGAAAGCGGCGGGCGAGACTGAGCTGGAGTTCAGAGAACGAGCGTTGGTAGAATTCTCAGAGGCTAATCCAGAGATCACACTGAACGACGATGTTATAGCTAATGATCTACCTCCTCGCTACCTGAAGAAGCTCGAAGCCGGTGAGTGTACTTTTGAAGAGTTCTTAGACGACTGTAAGAATTACCTCACAAAGGGTAAAGTACTGAAGGCAGAAGAGCCTGCGAATGACATTAGCTTAAGCAAATTGTCCGGTGGTGCAAGACCTGAGGAGTCTGCGATCAATAAAGAGATTGTCGGCTCCTATAAAGACGAGTTGTATTAAATTTATTAAGTACACTTTCTCTGCAGATGTGGTATAATAAAAGTCTAAGTGGAGTAGTATTTTAGCTTTCATCCAAGCTTAAAAGAAACTCAGCATTGTACGTAAGACTGGAATATGCCCATCTCTTGCAAGGCTTTGTACTTAATTTAACCCTAATTTTTAAATTAACAAAGGTGACGATTATGTCTACAGCTGTTGTAAGCTTGACGTCTGATCTAAAGCGCAAGAAGTGGATGCGTGAAGGTCTCGTACAAGCAGCGAGCAGATCGTTCTGGGCACCTTATACTGGCTCTACTAAAGATGCCATCGTGTTCCAGGCAAACAACGAGAACTCTGGCTCAGGTCATACCGTAGTATTCGACTTTGATGGCAACCTATCAGGTAAAGCTGTTAAGGGTAAAGAAACTGCTTTCGGTAAAGGCGAGCAGAAGAAGAAATTCTCTGACAAAGTTACTGTTGAGCGTTATCGCTTGGTAGTCGACAATGGTGATAAGTTCGACGGTGTTGACATCGGCGATCTAACCATCAACGAGCACTCTGATTCACGTAATAAGCTAGGTGACTTGTTCACTCGCTTTAAGGATCAGGCAATCTTCGATGCTGCTCAAGGTTTGATTAACACAAATGAAGACGGTGTTCAGGCGCCAACTCATGTTATTGACCTTGGTACTACTTTCAACTTCGGTTCTTTGCTTGACATTGAAAAGACGTTGAAGACATCTAACGGTTTTACTACCGGCGGTGTGCGTCGTCCATTGCAGCCTTATATGCTAGCTAATGGTGAGCCTGTATGGCTATTCATCGTTGATGCAGCTATGGCTAACATGCTTCGTTCTGATACCTCTGGTTATCAGACTATCGTAATGAACGGTGACGTACGTGGTAGCAATAACCGTAACATCAAAGGTGTTATCGGTAAGCTAGGTCCACTATTGATTGTAGAGGCAGACCAATTCTTTGGTTCTACTGCTGGCACTACTTCAGGTTGGGGTCTGAATGACTCTGAGATTGAAATGAGTGGTCTACGTCAGTACGACGGAGCTAACCCAGCTACTGCTCTATGGACAGGTCAAGAAGGTTTTGACTACGCGTCAGCTAACCTACACTCACGTGGCTTGATCCTAGGTAAAGGTGCACTTCAGACTGCATTCGGTAAGCAACCAGACTATAAGTATCAAGAGTCTCAAGACTTTGGTATTAAATCTGAGTCGGCTGTTGAATTCTGGATGGAAGCGCGTAAGACTAATCTTGATGCAGAGAACGAAAGTTACAAGCAAGCTAAGATTTCTGGCTTGGACTTTGGTGTCGTTGCTGTTGACGTTGAGGTACAGTAATCATGACTGATTTAGTACGCGCAAAAGCATATGCTCAAAAGAAAAGTACTTGCTACTTCGCAGGTGAAATTGTTGAAGGTACTGACGCAGATCAGATCTCGGCAGCTACAGGTACGCACTTGTTAGCTAACCTACCACCTGATGCAATTATCACTGATGCATACGTGCATGTTAAGACAGCTTCAGATGCAGCTACTTCTGCTGCAGCAACTCTTGGTACTACCGATGGTGGTTCTGAGATTGCTACTGGTGTTGACTTGAAAACAACAGGTGATCAAGGTACATTCGCAGGTCAGAGCTTGACT